ACAGGAACTGCGGGATGGCGGTGACGACGACGGTGCCGGTGAACGGCGACCCGAGTCCGAATCCCGACAGCGTGATGCTGTTGCCGACCTCGACTGGTGACGATGTCAACGTGGCGATGACGCCGACGTTGTCAGTGACCTGTTCGTGTGTCGCTGTGTATGTCGCCATCAGGCAACCGCCTGACGGTCAGGTCCAGTTGACGTACTGGATTTTGGTGGTGTCGATGGCAAGCGTTGCGAAGTAGCCGCGGAACGAAATCTGTCGTCCGAGGACTTCCGGCTTGTTGATTGCCACGAGGCCGCGCTGGTTCTCGTAAATCTCAAATCCTGCGTAACGACCTGCCGCCGTTGCGACGATGATTCGGTCGGCGCCACCACCGGTTGCGAAGTTCTTGTCCACGACCAGTTGCAGTCCGAGTGGGTTGCCGTTCCACGTCGTCGAGTTCTGTTGACCCATTGCGTTGTACGGTGCGACGCTCGGGAACAGCGGACGGTTGTCACCGTCCACGAGTCCGCCGATTTTGGCCCACGACGCGGGGCTGACGAACATGTGGGTCGGCAGCACGTTGCTGGTTGAACTGATGGTTTTGGCAAGTGTGTAGATGTCTGCCAACAACGTTGCGGCTGTGCCACTCCAGGTGCCGACGTTTGTTGCGGCTGCGTACAGTTGGTCTGCCGCGTAGTTGTCGGTCGCGTCGGCGTACTGGCCTGCGAGGTCCTGCAGCACGATGTCAACCGATGCGGGGTCGGTCCAGTCAATGTCCTGCTCGGACAGCAGCACCGTGCCACCGAACGTCAAGCGCGTGACAATGTTGCTCGACACGACCATCGTGGTTGACGACAGCGTTGAGAGTTCGGTGGACTGTTGCGCGACGCTGGTGTGCGTGGTGATTTCTGGACGGTTAAACGTCTTGCCTGCACCGAGCGGCATCGCGCGCGCACCGATTGCGCTGACGACAGGTCGGATGTAGTTGATGTTGTCGTACACAGGTCCGACGACCGGCACTGGCAACAAACCTGGCGTGTCGGTCGTGATGATGTCACCAGCTGCGGCCTCGACAGGGTTGTGGTACGCCTGATGGTCGGCGATGAGACGGTTGACGGATGCGATTGCCTCGCCGCCGCGAACGTATGCGCTAATCCATTCGCTGGCTGACGGCAGACGTCCTGGCACTTTGCGCGCCTCGGCCCAGATTGGTGCCTTCGGTGCTTCGGCTGGCTTCTCGTTGGTCGGTTCGTTTGACATGGTTTGCTCCTTGTCCGTTGTCACTACCTTAGCCGCTGCGATGCTGTCAATGGTGGCACCTACGAACGCAGGCTCTGCCACGATTGACAGTTCTTTCCAGTCGGCTTTGCTGATGACCAGGACGCCCTGGTCGTTGTATTCCGCCTCAACTGGTTCTACGCCGACGCTGACCGAATCAAGTGCGCCGTCCTTGATGAGTTCGATGACGTCGTCGCCGGCCTTCGTGGCGCTGATGCGTGCGCTGTAGCGCATTTCGTCGTCGTCGTCCATGCGTGCGGTGACGACGCCGATGATGCGGCTGGAGTCGTGCGACTCGAGCAGGCGCGGCGCCTTGCCGTCGGTCGGGAGCGAGCCTTTGAGAAACATGACGCGCTCGCCTCCGAGCACGGTGGCCTCAACGTTGTACGGAACTGCGACGCCCTCAATGATGCGTGACGGTGCGTCGCCTTCAGCTGCCGCGACTTTGACGGTGGATTGCGTGAGGTAAATCATGTTTCTAGCGTACGACATCGCTTGCCCGAGATTGGTGGATTGCTCGTGCTGTCGCAGCACCTTTGCGACCCAGCCGACTGCAGGGTCGCCGCCCCACAGCGCCCAGGCGATGCGGCCCGCCGACGGGTAGCCAGGTTCGCCAGGCGAAAATCCCTCGCCTTGTTTGTCCGTCTCGTGCCGCGCAAGGAACGACGACATACGGTTGATTGTGTCAATGCTCAACATGCGACGGTTGCTGATGTCGCGTGCGCGTGCCACGCCGATTTCTGTGCCGCCGCGACCGTACTCTCGCCGCCATGCAAGTCCCCTGGCTGCCTCTGCAGCCATTTCCGCTGTTGGCCTGTACGGCATTATTCGGCGATTGGTGTGCCAGGGGTGACGGATGTGCCAGTCCCCGCCGGTGTGGGCAGCACTGCCGGCGGGGCCGACACGTCGTTGTCCTCAAGGTATGAGTCAACGTCGAGTTCGATGTAGCGTCCGCGCGGCGTCACACTGTTGAGTGACAGCGTCTGTTCGATGCAGTCAATGTACGGTTTTGCGCCAAACAGGTATAGGTCTTGGCGTGCCTGTTGCGCGTTTTGGTACGTCATGCCGCTGCCGGTCGGCGCGCCTACGAGGTATGGCGGGATGTTTGACACGCGCGCCAGCTCGAGCGCCTGGTAGGTGCGTGCGCTGACCAGTTCCAACTTGCTCGGGTCAATGTTGGATTCCTTCCACTCGACGTACTCGTTAAGAGCTGCGACGCTTGATGTGAGTCGCGCCTCCGACCAGGCTGCCGCTAGGTCGGCGAGTTCTTGTCCCGACATCGGTTCGCCGCCTGTCTGTTTCAGGTAGCCGGCGGGAACTTCCATCGTTGCAAACCGCTCGGCGGCTTGGTCGAGTCGGACTGCCGTGTTGATTGCGCGCGAACCTGTCACGAGCAGCGCAGGAATCGGAGACAAGAACTGCACGACGTCGCGCGTTTCTAGTTGTATGCCCTGAAAATAGATTTGCGATGACGGTCCCCACCATTGCGGACCTGCCTGGTCCCAGGTCGTAACGTCGGCTGCAGGAATCCATGTGAACGCTGTCGGGAATCCGTTGGCGCCGCGTTGTGTCACGACCCAGAACGCGCGACCGTAGAACATCAGGTCGTCGGCGGTGAACGACATGATGAAGTTGCGTGTCACGTTGGGGTCTGGATTCTGGAACCAAGTGTCGGGCGGCAGGTCCACATATTCGTAGTTGTCGTCGTTAAACACGCGCGCATACTGTTTTATTTCTAGGCAGCCAATCATGCCGCAGATGAGGTCGCGTGCGCGACTGATTGTCGGGTTGCGTAGCGCAACGGTGCGGTCGGCGCCTGTGGTGTAGTTGATGAAACTGCCGACGAGTGGGTTGCCAGCCGCACCGGCTGCAGCCTTGACTGCAGGTTCGACAGGTTTGCGCGTGAACAGTGCCATGCGTACAGATTAGGCGACTCGACGTGGCTTTGAGGTGCCAACAATGGCGCGTCGCACTGCAGGCGCTGGTCGTGACGCAATGCCGGCGGCCCACACGAGACAGCGCGCCAGCTCAATCGGCCCTGGCGATTTTGTTGACGACAGGGCGATGGCGCCTGTGGTGCGTACCGCGACCGCGCGACCGACGTGTTCTGCGAGCATCGTCTCGCCAGTGTGCCACAGTCGCCGCTCTTGCAACGTTTGTTTGACAACGGCTGTAAACCTGCAGATTTCGTTGTACCCGACGATGATGCGTCGCCGCTGTATGTCGGTCGGGCATGACACGTCCAGCGTCGGCGTTATTGCCAGGACGAGTTGCGGGTTGTCGGCGATTTGTTTTTGTACCGACTCCCAGCACGCTGCGATTGTGTCAACCATGAACGCAACCGTCGCGGTCATTTGTCCGTGACTGTTGACGTTGACGCGCACGCCGACGTACCTGCCGTCGTCCATGCTGACCTCGACCGCCATGACGCCGCCTGGCTGTGGCGGAGATTTGGCGTGCAGTTCCTGCCACAGTCCAGGCTGCAGCCACGACTGGTCAGTTTGGGTCCACAGGTTGACACTAGAACGCAGGAACGCGGCACGGTTGGGTGCGTGCGATTCGGCCTCCAGTGACTCGAGCGTGATGGTGTGTCCGAGCGCTGGGTTGGCGTACGCCCAGGCGTCGGCGGTCATCGGGTCAACGTCTGGCGGCGGTGAATATTCCGCCAGGTAGATGCCGACGTCCTCGCCGGTGTCAATGCCGCGTAGCGCCGCCTCGCGCCATCGCAACATTGCGACGGATTCCTCCGTGCCGGCTGTCGAGTAGAACAGCGCCAACGGATTTGGTACCGCGCGTTGCGTCGGCATAAATCCGATGTCGAGGCTGTCGGAGTCAATGCCCCACAGCTCGTCGCCAATCAGCACGTCAACGCCTGACAAGCCGTGCGGCGCCGACGGTCGCGCGGCCTTGACCATCCATTTGCTCAAGTTAATGACGACCTGCGTGCGTCCGTACGACCAGGTCGGCACGCCGCCAAAATGTTTCTCAAGCACAGGCGCTAGGTCCTGAAACATTGCGACCGCAATGTCAAGCCGGTGCGCGAACGACACAATACGCACAGGCCTGTTGACAATCTGTGCATACTCGGTCAGCAGCCAACCAATGGTCGCGGCAATGCACACGCTTTTGCCCTGTTGACGCGCTGTGGACACGAGCGCAACACGGTTGCACCAACGTCCGCTTTTGTCGTACGACAACTGTTGCTGCAGAACGTGCTGCTGCCAGGGCATCAGCTTTACTCCGAGGTAGTCGAGCGCCCATTTTGTCACGGCAGGCCCATACGAACCGGCGGCATCCGACACAATCGTTTCCAATCGCGGCAAGTCATGGCGGTTGTGTGCGGAATCCTTTGGTTTTTGGCGCAAGACAGAGTTTGA